CTCCCATAAAGACTTAAAACGAAAAACATATTGACTAATGTGCAGAGTGAATATAATAACACTCTTGCTTAGTTGATGTAAGTTGGCATGGGAATTATGAACAAATCTGAAGTTCCCGAAGTAGCCCCTGTAGGGCCAGTAAAGGTAATAGTGTTTGCAACACCACTACCTGCTAACGAGACATAAACGATTTGCTCCCATGTTGCACTAGTTGAATTGAAAAAGGATATTGAATTATTGGTGTTCCTCAAGCAGTTAACAGCACCAAAAGTAATATTAGATCCACAAGCGGAAGTAATAATGGACGTAGCACTGTTACCAACAAAAGTTAAATTAATTAAATAATATCCTGGATTTTCAATAATTATTGAAGTAGTAGGGGTAGTAGGTGAAGCCAAGATACCAGCTAAATTTGACAAACTTGTTAAACTAGCTCCAGAGGATCCGAAAATGGCAGCAGCTGTTGCGCCATTCCTTGGAAACTCAGTTAAATGAGCATATTCATTGCTGGTATTAGGATTGATCCTAGGTTTCTTTAATAAAATGTGGTAAGATACCCACAATTCCCCCACGACATATGATGATTGCATACCTTGTGTGGCAAATTGAAAAGTCCCCATATCATATAATCTGGCATCGGCGCCAGATGGTACATTTGCTGTACGTACATAGAACGTGCGAATTGGATTAGATCTAGAAGCACATTCAATTGGATGTATCATTGGTTGAAACGGGACTGTAGAAGTTGAAAACTCATATGATTCCATAATTTGTTTATTGGTGAAAGGTTGTGTCAAAACGTTATAATCAGTAGCATAAATGACAACACCTAATGCAGAAGAAGCAGAAGAAATGGCTGAACCAGAAGATGGTTTAAATTCGAAAACTAGACCTCTCATGTCATATTCTTCGAAGTTTGCAGCCAGAGTGGACAACCATGGGAATAGGGTTTGTGAACCGGGATTGATAGATGCTGCAATATTATTGAAAATCGTAGATCCAACAATATCAGTTAGAAATTCTCTATGACAGATTTCTACACCATCAACCCGTGACTGGAAAGTAGGCACACCTCCAGCATTGACCAATGTATTTGAATTAACTTTATAGTCACCCATCCCTGTTATCCGACTGATGAAGTCTCCTGCACTCCTACCAAGGCTTGCACCAATATCACCAAAACCGAGTCTACTCATGTCACTATTGTAACTGTATCTCTTGGTCCTGGGTTTAGTTTTAGTTTTGGCTTTAACAACCGTAACACGCTTAGTCACAGCAGGCTTACGCCGTGCGACATTAACTTTCTTTTTAAGTGGCATTTGCCAAAATGACGAAATTTTATGGTACCGCGCTAAAGCTTAAAAAGCCGCTCAGAAATAATATGTATACCATCAATACACACATTCATTCTGTAATTGCCAAAGCTTGCCCCTGGTCTTATCATAGATAAATTATGATGAGATCGGTGCACATAGTCACGGTAATAGATAATTTGTTGATTAGTCATGAAGACGTCAATAAAAGGAATATTGACAAATTCAACCCATTGATTGATGCTCTTAAAGTATTTTTCCATACTAAGCTGCATAAAGACTGGAACTTTGAAAACTTTTTCCATGAGCAACCTGGATTCCATCGTAATCAACTTGTCACAATTTCCCCCAGGCATTTCATGCAATTTCTTCTTGAATTCAGTTTTCATATAATTGTTAAGCGATTCATCCATCCTCCAATGGTAACCACTATTGCGAATGATCATATTGCAATATTCAGTGATCACAGGACAATTTTGAAAATCAAATAACGTGGAAAGGGCTTTGCCTTTCAACAGTTCCTGCTTAGTCTTCAGACTAGCTTGCTTGTAACGAGCACTAATCCAGGGCATCTTCATCATGATTTTGATTGGATCAGCAATTGTATTAAAATTTTCATCAAAAATAAGTTGACAGAAAGCTGCCTCATTAAGAGTGTCTGCATATTCTATTTTGACTGTGAAGCCAAGCTCTCTGTAATCTCCGGCTGTTAAAACCGGGCCATCAAACACTCCAAGTAGGTCATCACCCTCAACTACACAGTCGTAGTTAGATAATCCTTTTTCCTTACATAAAAACATATATACAAGGAGATTAATGAGACCATTTCCCAAAGAAGTGTTTCGCTCACCAGATAACCTGGTCGCCTGAAGTTGTACTGTAAAATCATTGAAATTACAATTGTTCATGGCTGCCGTCTTTTCAATCAAGTCCATGAACTCAGCTCCACCATTTAAATGGCCAACCAAGTATCTATAAATGGGCAACTCGATTTCTGAAAGCATTCTTTTATCAAAATGGGACTCAAACGCCGTGTAATCAGTGGTAATAATGCGCTTCCCTTTGCAACTGAGTCGGTCAAAAATGAAGCGACATCGATCGTTGATTTTGATGTGTTTGACGAAGTTTGGGCTATTGAATACAATATCCTCAATGGCCGTGAAATACGGCCCAACGCGTATCTTAATCCAATCACCCCTAGAGTAAATCCCCCTAGGATACTTAAAGCCAGGATAGGACTCATCTTTAATGAAACACTTGGCTGATGCAAAACTCGTGTGACGCACTTGCTCACTTTGGTACAAACGCTTAAGTTCTTCTTTTCGAGTTTTTGTATAATTGGTTCCTTCAATCCAGTGTTCGAAAGATAAATCAGTTGAGATGTCGAGGGGCGAAAAATTTTCTTTAACCCATTCGTAAGAAAACTTCCGGAATCTAATGAAAGTTTCTTCACATCTACTTTCGATTGGCTTACAGAGGCGTTTGACAACACCTCCGATGCAGGAAGCAACATCTTTTGGGTCGGCAACGGGATAGCATCCCCCAGCTTGGACAAACCCCAAGCCAACCCTGACTGGCTTGCGCTCAACGTCGCACCTACCAGAGAAACGCTTGACGCGTACAGAAGGCTTGACGCCAGATATATCGCTGATAAAGTTTTTAACCTCAGCGACTCTGTACCCATATGCGCAAATGGATTGGCTTGGGGCAATGGAAAATCCCGCCTATCTACCATACCATGTAAAGAGGCAAATTTCATCAATGCCAAATATTGTGTATTAACCAAAATCTCAGGCGCATACCTGTCAACGTTCAAGCTGACCAAGTTCTTAAAAGAAAAGGCCATTTTCCCAGCTGCCACCTTGTAATCATTTAATAAGTCTAAATTGCCCGGAGAACATAGTTGAACTAACAACTCATAATTGACGTGAAGAATTTCAGTCTTGTAGGGCAAACGAAATGTGGAGTTAAAAGAATTCACACTTGTGGTAATTTGAACTTCCAAGGTAACAATATAAGGAAAATTAAGCGGCGAACCACTGGCAGTCACAAATCGCTTGTCAGTTGATTCAATTTTATAATCGACGAACTCGAAATTAACAGTTCGAGTTAGCAGCCCATGAGAATTCACAGTGAACTCCAAAAACTGCCGTTCAAGGAATTGTTCCTTAATCTCATCTCTTATTTCAGATATTCCAATAATCTTACTTTCTGGAATCAACCCATGTTTGACACTTTGTGTGACTCCATTAGGCTTACTTTCTAAAATAACCTGTTGCCGCTCAATAGGTTTCTTTTCAGTCTTGATCATGTTTTTGACCACAGCATCAAGTTTACTGGGCCGTGGTCTACTATGTGTTGAACTAACGGGACTAGGTGGTTCCCTAGGGATAAACTTCTTGCGTTCAACTTTCCCATGGCTATTTTCGACTTCTTCTAAAGCCAAATCAATTTCAGTGTCACTGACACTGATGTTGTCCTCTCGGTCACAATTTTCCAATTGCACCTTAGCTATGGGAGTTTTGATCTCATCATTGCCTAAATCATCCAACAAACTATTAAGACGTTCGGCAAATTTAAAATCGCAGTTATGCTTACCTTTGTTTATGTGGTCCTTACAAAAATCAAGGCCACAGGATCTGCAACCACAAAAAGCTTGTTTCTTGCAGCTACGGTTCAGTTGTTTCTTATCAGTTCTAAAATTACATTTAATCAACTCATGCTCCACTTGTTTCAAGTGATCTCCACAACAATTCTTACAATAAGATTTGCCGCAGACACATAAAAAGGGAGTGAGACTTTTGCAATTTTCACACTTAAACAATTTACTACGTTTAGGAGCCGAATCCAACGGGGAAGGGCTCTGGACAACAGACATATGTGCTTGTATGTTAGGGCAC